TCAGGCATCCTCAACGCACCCGCACTTAACCCGCTTCGGCGGGTTTTGTTTTTTCCTGGCATTCTGGTTTACAATTCGCACGTCAGCCTGAACACCTGACACCTGCTGCGCCAGCAGAGAAAACAGATGGCGCACGATACCAAATTTTACAATTCGGATAACTCTGCCGCCCCTGCCAGCAGGCACGGGCGGCGTTCCCGCACTTTCAAATCTGACTGGTTCCAGCATCCCCCATGCACTGAAGAACAGGCCGAGCGGCTAATTCAGTGCTACCGCAGACACGGATACGAGATTAAGAAAGCCCTCAGCCTCGATTATCGTCACTGGATAATCTCCGTCAGGCTTCCTTACTCCGAACGACCACCGCGTCCGTCCCGCACATTCCAGCAACGCATCTGGAGGTAACGTGCGGGTATTACTTCGACCTGTTCTGGTACCGGAACTCGGGCTGGTGATCGTTAAGCCGGGCCGTGAATCCATGCCGGTATTCCACAATACCCGGGTACTGGTGGAGCCGGAACCGAAAAGCATGCGTAATCTGCCGTCCGGGGTCGTTCCTGCCGTTCGCCAGCCGCTGGTGGAAGACAAAACATTGCTGCCGTTTTTCAGTAACGCACGGGTGATTCGTGCTGCTGGTGGTGCTGGTGCATTGTCTGACTGGCTGTTGCGCCATATTAAATCCTGCCAGTGGCCACACGGCGATTATCATCACAGCGAAACCGTCATTCACCGTTATGGTACCGGCGCAATGGTGTTGTGCTGGCACTGCGACAACCAGCTGCGTGACCAGACATCCGAATCACTCGAGCAACTTGCTCATCAAAACCTGTCAGCATGGATGATTGACGTCATACGCCATGCAATGAATGGCACGCAGGAGCGGGAATTATCTCTGGCTGAATTATCCTGGTGGGCAGTCTGCAATCAGGTGGCGGATGCACTCCCAGAGTCAGTATTACGTCGTTCTCTGGGGTTACGTGCGGACAAAATCCGCTCAGTGTACCGCGAAAGCGACATTGTACCGGGAGAGCAGAGCGCCACCAGCATACTGAAGCAGCGCACAAAAAATCTTGCGCCGTTGCTTCACACCCACCAGCCACAGAACCCAGCACAGGAAAAGCAGGTGGTCAGCATTGCCGTTGATCCGGAGTCTCCGGAATCTTTCATGAGGCGACCTAAACGTCGCCGTTGGGTAAATGAGAAATATACGCGCTGGGTGAAGACACAGCCGTGTGCGTGTTGTGGTCAACCAGCCGACGATCCCCATCACCTGATTGGTCACGGTCAGGGAGGGATGGGAACAAAGGCCCACGATATTTTCACGCTACCGTTGTGCCGGGAACATCACAACGAACTTCATGCGGATCCGCTGGCGTTCGAAGAAAAGCATGGTTCTCAGGTTGATTTAATTTTTCGTTTTCTTGATCACGCCTTTGCAACCGGCGTGCTTGGGTAAAAGAGGTTACTGATGCGTATAGAGTTTGTTTTGCCTTATCCGCCGACGGTGAATACTTACTGGCGACGTCGTGGCAGCACATATTTTGTATCAAAAGTCGGTGAGTGTTATCGCCGTGATGTGGCGCTTATTGTTCGCCAGCAGCGGCTGAAATTAAAACTGTCCGGAAGGCTGGCGATAAAGATTATTGCAGAGCCACCGGATAAGCGCCGCCGCGACCTGGACAATATCCTGAAAGCACCACTGGATGCGCTGACGCATGCCGGACTTCTCATAGACGACGAGCAGTTTGATGAAATCAATATTGTGCGCGGTCAGCTCGTTCCTGGTGGGCGACTGGGCGTGAAGATTTGCGAAATCAGAGGTGATGGTAATGGGGCGTGATATGTATGAGGTTTTAGATCGCTGGGGGGCATGGGCTGCAGCAGAAAATAGCGGTGTCGATTGGCAACCGATAGCAGCGGGCTTCAAGGGGCTTTTGCCACATGGCAAAAAGTCACGTCTCCAGTGTAATGATGATGAAGGCATCATGATAGACGGTTGTGTGGCTCGGTTGCGAAAGTATAAACCAGAGGAATATGAGCTGCTCATAGCTCACTTTGTTATTGGTGTTTCTCTACGCTCAATCGCGAAGAAACGCAGGTGCTCAGATGGAACTATAAGAAAGGAGCTGCAAACTGCATTAGGCTTTATTGATGGATGTATATGCTTGATTCTATCATAAGTTATGACTGTTACTACTCGTTTGCTTGAGCTTTCGATTCGGCGTCAGATAAAGCATCAATACGAATATTTATGTTTTTTAATAGCTTATTGTCTAGATCGATAAGACATTGGTTGTAGTGCGCAATTTGGTCTGGTGTTAGGTTAGGGTTGGCCAGGCAGTTCGTGATGAATTTTCTGGCCGTTTTTATTTCCCTTTTCATTCTTACATCATTAAGCGTAGGCAAACCTATGTAAGCGATAAGAAGAATTACCACATGAGATAAGCCGACAGCAGCTCCAGGCGCCAATGATTTGAAGAAGGCTAATTGAGGAAGCCAGTCAAAAAGGAAATTCAATCCCGCAGTGATAAGGGTGGTAAACCATGCCTGCATTGCCAGGTAGGATTTAGTGTTCGCCATTCACCTTCCTGCACTTGCTTCGTTGCGAGTTTTGAGTTCGCGTAGCAGTAGCGCCAACTCTTCTGCGTCATTTTCGTTTCTAACGCTGACTTTCCTTTTAGCGGTTCTGCCTTCAGGATCGGTGTAGGTTAGTTCAATATACGCATTCGGCTTTACCCAAACCAAGAACCTAAGCACAGCATATCTGACCGTCGCTGCGACAGCCATGAATACAGTGATGTAAAGCATAATGCTTAGGATTGACATGATTTAAAGTAGTTTCCTATCTGCCGCCGCTCTGTGGCGTATAACCTTAGTAATACTATAGCGTGGTTTAGACAGCGCGCCATTTGTTTCTTTTGTTGTTTCTGTCAGTTCTACAACAAAAAGATCACCCTTACAGAATGCTGCTTGGTTGTGTTCAACCCGTTCAAGAAAAGCCTCATCTTTCATAGATGCGCTAACTTCTTCGCCATTTGGCAGGATGATATCCCAGCTTTTGCCTTGCTTGAATCGAACATTAGCAAAATGTACATTAGCTTGGCGTGTCGTTACGTGCGTTTTCTCGACAAAGGTGGATTTTGCAGTTTTAAAACTTACTGCTTCAGCTTGCGTCACCCTGACTACCTTATGCTTCTGCTGTGAAACTGAGAACGTGGATGGTTTTTCAGTCTGCAGGGGTTTATAGATTAATTTATCCAGTTCTTTTCGGATGATTGGACTGGTTATTAATTTTTGAATGTCGTTACTGCATTTAACCTTCTCACCATCCACTTCGATTTCTGCTGTATCTTTTTGTTCATCGACGACAATGGAGCTGATTTTACGCCCTTTGAGCCATTCGATTATCCCGAGTACGCCACCTGCGGCAACTCCACCACCTGCAACGAGGCCAAGGGCGTTAATAGTTTTTATGCTCCCCATCACAGCAACAAGCAAAGTAAATGAACCTTCTTTTGTTGCCTTGATGTTGACTTTCGGCTCTGCTGTTTCGCCATTAATTATTTTTTCGGCGTGTTCAATCAGGGCACTAAGAGAGGTTAAGGCTTCGCCTAATGTTTTCGCGTCGATCTGATTATCTGCGTATGCCTCTCCACCGTAGGCAATTTCGATTTCTGTTATTGGCATGTTTTCGAGTTGCTGCGTCATCAAAAGCATCCTTTGCGCAAGAGAAATAGCCACAGGATACAGATAATTATGAAAAAATCACTAACGCGTACGCAAAAACTATCTTAATCTGTTAAGAGTGGTCGCTTCGCCACACAACTTAAACCCGCATCAAGCGGGTTTTTTTGTGCCACTTATCTCGGATAGACATGGTGAATGCGCTGGTGGAGGAGATAAGGGTGATTTTTAACCAGGTGATTTTTGAATGCTTGCAACATTGATTTTGTAACGTTATTATCCTGCGCCCGGCCCTTTAGCTCAGTGGTGAGAGCGAGCGACTCATAATCGCCAGGTCGCTGGTTCAAATCCAGCAAGGGCCACCAGCCGCCACTAGCTCATCAGGAAAGAGCGTCAACCCTTTAAGTTGAGTGTGCGAGGTTCGAGTCCCCGGTGGCGGTCCAGTGCCGACTTAGCTCAGTAGGTAGAGCAACTGACTTGTAATCAGTAGGTCACCAGTTCGATTCCGGTAGTCGGCACCATATGCGGGCATCGTATAATGGCTATTACCTCAGCCTTCCAAGCTGATGATGCGGGTTCGATTCCCGCTGCCCGCTCCAGTTAGAGTCTTTCAGTCTGCGATGATGGGAAATCCCGGAGTGACTGAAAGACGTTTAAGTTATGAATGATCGCTTTTTTTGCAAAATTGCTGTGCAGAAATACTAACCTTCGGGCAGGCGATCATTCATAAGCACTCTGCTTTTATTCCGATTAACTGTGGGTGGTTTGTTGGATAGAGTGCTTTCCTTTCTGTATATATCGTTTCGCCCGCTTTTGCGGTTTTTTCTTTTCAAATCCCTTTCATTTCTCAGTGTAAAACTACGCCATCCGTTATTTGCGGAGGTGAGGCTATGAAATCCATGGACAAAATTTCAACGGGCATTGCCTACGGCACCTCCGCAGGCAGTGCTGGCTACTGGTTTTTACAGTGGCTTGATCAGGTCAGTCCGTCACAGTGGGCTGCGATTGGTGTACTGGGGAGTCTGGTTCTGGGCTTCCTGACTTATCTGACAAATCTGTACTTCAAAATCAGAGAAGACAAGCGTAAGGCTGCACGGGGAGAGTAATTCAATGACTCAAAACTATGAACTGATTGTGAAAGGGATCCGCAATTTTGAGAATAAAGTTACGGTAACTTTAGCGTTACGGGACAAAAAACGCTTTGACGGTGAAATTTTTGACCTGGACATCTCGCTGGACCGTGTTGAAGGTGCCGCGCTGGAGTTTTATGAGGCAGCAGCCAGAAGGAGCATCAGACAGGTCTTCCTGGATGTTGCTGCCGGGTTATGTGAAGGGGACGAGCTGTTGCCAGAAACGCGCCCCTGTTCAGAGGCGCGGTATACTATAAAAATTAACAGTTCTGATAACTCGATTACAGGTTGTTAGCTTTTTGCAGTTGGCTTTCCAGTATCTTTCATTGGTAGCATCCTGATAAATATCCATGAGCGCAAAAATCAAATACGGCCTGTCAGCTGCTGTTCTGGCGCTGATTGCTGCAGGCGCGTCTGCTCCTCAAATACTTGACCAGTTTCTGGATGAAAAAGAGGGTAACCACACTACGGCATACCGCGATGGTTCCGGTATATGGACCATCTGTCGTGGTGCCACAATGGTGGATGGTAAGCCCGTCATACCGGGAATGAAGCTGTCGAAGGAAAAATGCGACCAGGTTAACGCTATTGAACGTGATAAGGCGCTGGCATGGGTGGAGCGCAATATTAAAGTACCACTGACCGAACCACAGAAAGCGGGTATAGCGTCATTCTGTCCCTATAACATTGGCCCCGGTAAGTGTTTCCCGTCGACGTTTTATAAGCGGCTGAATGCCGGTGATCGTAAGGGCGCATGCGAGGCGATTCGCTGGTGGATAAAAGATGGTGGGCGCGATTGCCGCATACGTTCAAATAACTGCTATGGACAGGTTATTCGTCGTGACCAGGAAAGCGCATTAGCCTGTTGGGGGATAGATCAGTGAGCAGAGTCGCAGCGATTATTTATACTCTGGTTATCTGCACCATCGTCTGCCTGTCGTGGGCGGTCAATCATTACCGTGATAACGCCATCACCTACAAAGAACAGCGTGATAAAAAAGTCAGTGAGCTGAAGCAGGTGACCGCCACCATCGCTGACATGCAGCAGCGTCAGCGTGATGTTGCTGCGCTCGATGCAAAGTACTCGAGAGAATTAGCCAATGCGAAAGCTGAAAATGAAACTCTGCGCGCTGATGTTGCCGCTGGTCGTAAGCGCCTGCGGGTCAATGCCAGTTGCTCCGCAGCCGTGCGTGAAGCCACCGGACCCACCAGCGTGGATAATGCAACCAGCCCCCGACTGGCAGACACCGCTGAACGGGATTATTTCATCCTCAGAGAACGGTTGATGACAATGCAGAAGCAGCTGGAAGGGGCACAGGACTATATCCGCACTCAGTGCCTGAACTAAGTTTTGCTGATGCGCCGTATCGTCACCGTATTCCTGCATTAACAGAGACCGCAGCCCGACAGGGAGACTCCTCTGCGAGAGTGTGCGGGGATAATCAAAAACGATACACACCGGGGTTTACCGCGTTAACGGAGCGCGGTGTTGTCCCCTCATAGTCGCCAGTCCGGTGCGATGGTGGAAGAGACCGGGATGTTCATCCATCATCACTT